TATCTCCTGATCTAGAGACGCTAATGGTTCCCATATTCCCATCGTTGTCCATTGTTCCGTACTCTGTGACGTTAATATTTGTACCGTCAAAAAGTATAGAAATCTCTGTGGCGTAGAACTGGCTTGTAGATGCCTTGGAAATTGTAACCATGTACTTGACAAAACGCCAGGTAGTGCAGTCGTAAGAGTCTACCGTAGTTTGATTTTCAATTCCACTAACAGAACTCTCATTATTTCCAGCAGAACCCAAGTCTGTAGCCTGTTGAACAAGTGTGTCGATTAGGTCGATATAGTCTGCCTGGGTAGGTCTATCTCCAGATTCAAACTTAGATTTTACTTGTGCAAGGGTTGTTCGTGCCATAACAACTATTATATCAGTTATCTTAAAGAATATAGTTATTAATACCGATGACGGCGATGCCGATAGGTGCTGGGTTGTTAGAACCGAATGCAGACATTCTTCCCTGAAAAAACTTAACCCTAAATGGTAGGTCTGCTGTAATTTTTGCTTTTGATGAAGTAGAAGATATCTTTACGGTTTTTGGATATGATACCTGAGATACCTTCTTTGTGATTGGGTAGTTTGTTGCCAACATAGTAGCCTTTGCCACTAGTCAGTCACATCCTCGATGACATTCATCTTGCCTTGAGCAACTGTCCATACATATCCAACAGTAGATAGCTGGATGTCGAATACGTCATCTGTTTCTAGCTCTTCTGACTCAGAGGATGTTAAGGATACTGTGAATTCTCCAGGACCATCTGATTCGGTCTGCTCTGGTGATAGAGATACGATAAGGGTGCTTCCACGCTTTACGTCAGCCTTGATAGTCCAGTCTTCGACATTTATTGGTTGCTTAGCATCGTCTGTTACGAATACTCTGAACGAAGCTGTGTCTCCACGAACGATAGTCCAAATTAGCTGTGGAGGAATGCTTCCAATTGTCTGAGTCGTTGATCTTGCCATAAATATATTATATCACTATTAAGCTAATCCAGCTTTTAGTGCCCCCCAGGTTCCGTTTCCCTTTGCGTCGATTATGATAGATCCGTGTTCGGCTGCGTGAGCGACGACTCCAACTGCAGCACCAGATGATGGCTGGGTAGTCGTTAGACCACCAGTAGACCCAACGAATAGGATATCTCCAGCAGAGAATCCAGAAGTATTAATGTCTTCCACTACACCAGCAACAACAACGATTCCAGTTGCATCATCTGCAATAGCTTGCTTTGACAGACCTAGGATTGGGCTAGTGGTAGAAGACGTAGCCTTAGCTACAGTAGTGTGGTTTGACGAGTACCCAGTAATGTAGACTGGGTCTCCAGCAGCGATTGATGAACCGCTATTATTTAGCGCAACAATCTGTGAGTAAGATGCTGAAGGCAAGACAGCCTCTAGTCTATCGACTAGCTGCTTAATGTCCGTGTGCACCTTTACTTCGTCTCCTGCTAGCGGAAACGGTAGTTCGTAAGATAGAGATTCTCCTGTAGCCATATATTAAATTATAGCATGACAAATCGGGGAAACGATGGTATAATTTATAGAACACTCTCTCAAGGAGTGTTTTTCCGTTAAGGAGGAAATGATGAAACAGAGTGACAACAAAGTGACAATCGTGACAATCCAAGACAGCTTATTTTTGCTATCGCTGTAAAAATAATGTCGCCAGAAGCCAGTGACAGTGGCTAGTAACTTCATGAAAAATAAGGAGGTAGCATGTATAAGAAATTTGCTGCAATAGGTCTTTCGACCATTTTTATTACTGGTTGTGTTACGCCAGCAGAATCTAGTGTTCTGAAAGTAACAGCACAAGCGGTTAACTATGAAAACCCAACCCCCATCCTACAAAAGGTAGCGTCTGATAGAGCAATCAGTATCAAGAATATGAGAATTCAGAATAATAAGTCTGAAGTATCTGGTGCAATTAAAAAGCTAAAGTCTCATGTTGGTAAAACTTGGTACGTATTCTCTGGATCTACCCCATCTGGGTGGGACTGCTCTGGACTTACAATGTGGTTCTATGAGCAAATGGGGATTAACCTAGAGCACCGTGCATCGAAGCAAGAACATGCTGGAGAATACACCAAAGACCCACTTCCTGGTGACCTGGTTGTATTTAAATATTCTGGTAACGAATCTGCATACCATGTTGGAATATACATTGGAAATGGCAAAATGATCCATGCCCCTAAAAAGGGTCACGTCACTAGAACAGAGTCTATTAAGACTTTTGGTGGAAACTACTCAGATATTCTTTACGTAAGAATGCTGGAGCTGTCTTAGGATTTCTTAATTAGAAATATCTGAGCTGTAACTCTAAGCTTATCTGAAGTAACTGGCGTGGTTCCATGCTCTAGACCGAAGGCATTTACAATTCCTAGGTTAAAGTGTGGGACCACGCAAACCCAATCAACATCGTCCTTATTCTTCCAGGTAAAGAAACCCCCATCATTGTACTCCCAAGTTTCGTTTAGGTAGACGGTTACTGCCTTACTGTACTTTGCATCGCTGTGATATGGAATGTATGCTCCTGGCATCCAGACATAAAGCATTGCACTTCTTGACTCAGTCAGAAGCTGGTCAGTCTCAGTATTCAAAATGCCCCTGGAAATTAGAGTCTGCTGAATTTCTTCTAGAAATTGTTCTGGAATAGACATACAGAATACTGTGGAGTCTTTGCCTATGATGCTATCTGACCACGCCTGATTGGTCCAGGTACGAATTGGTTCGTGATACCTTCCACCAATAACGTCTGCTGCTAGGGTATTGAGCTGATTTGCAAGACCTTCTCTAAAAACATTTTCATACTTAATCATTTTATCCAACCTACTATTGCATATCTAGTTCCAGATACTACTGGATGTACCGAATGGTTATACGTATAGCCTGACGGAAAAAGAATTAAATCATTTGCTTTTGGCTTATACTTTATATTAAATCTGGGAAATTCTATTTCCCCACCCTCGTAATCTTCGTTCATATAATAAACCATAGACACTCTTCTGTGGTGCTTTGGATGATCATCTATGTGATTTACAAACTTTTGACCTGCACCATATTTGAGAATGCTGTAGGTCTCGTAGTCTTCGAAGAAAATGCCATGATCAGCCATATATTGGGTCACAGAAGGCTTAAATACATTTTCTATGATATCTAGCATATTCTGCTGAAAGAAGTCTCTAGGAGACGCTGGTGGCGTTTTAGACTTGACTGATGAAATTACTATCGTGTCTGTGTCTCGAACTTCTTTATTATTACCACCAGATACTGAGGCTTCTAGCCAAGACACTGCCTTTAGCTCTACCGAGTCTTCAATCATAGATGGTAAATCTTTATAATCAGCAAATACGTTGTGATATACGGATATTCCTGGTGCTAGTTCTGTTTTAGACACGTTACCACTTTCCAAGTGGGCATTCTGCCTTTTCAAGCTGCGTCTTCAAAGCCATGAAGCATCCGCACTTCTTACATTGGTTTGTGAGCTTGACTAATTCTGGGCATGACTTACAGATATCCATTCTCTTTGTAGAGATCTCTAGCGATACCTTTTTCTCCGCTGGATTTATCATATCCCAAGGTCTAGTGTCGCCAAGATTCTTTTTCCACTCTTGCCATGGATTTAGCTTTTCTTCAGACATGTTCTACTCCGAAGGTTGAGTAAATGTAGTGCCGTCGTAGGTCCATCCCCACGCAATACCTTCAACGTCAGATGCGTCTACAACTATTGGGTTGGACGACATTCCTGCGATAATTCTAGACACGTTTGGGTTTGTCTGCGCATCGTCAGTATCGAACTTAAACACAGAGAATACCTCTGAGTCTACGATCATTGCAAATTTCTTTTCAGCCATAATATCTCCTTTTATATGATTATACCACAAGGACGCTAGACTGCACAGCCAGTGTAGTTACAGTTTGCATCACATAGGCTAGTGCCGCCGATGCTATCGCAAGATGCTCTGTAGCAGTTACATGGTGCAGGTGCAGGAGCTGGTGCTGGCGCAGGAGCTGGTGCTGGCGCAGGAGCTGGTGCTGGCGCAAAGTATGGAGGTGTTACAGGACATGTGTAAATTCCACTAGATGGTGCAGGGTATCCGCTTGTAGAACATGCTACACCAGCAACGCCATTTGTACAGTATGACTCATTGCTTGTTGCCACATAGGTAAAGGTCTCTCCAGTGTTTTCCATGTATCTGCAGTACCAGTTTGTGGGACATGATGGTGGCGCAGATGGGTTTGGAACTCCAGGTGTGGTTTGACATACAGTGCGGTAGTCATCACAAGCAACTCCGCTAACATCTGTTGAGCTGGTAAATTCTGGTGAAACGACACCGTTCTCATCTGCAGTCTTACAGTAGTATGTGGTTGTTGGAGTGAAGGTAGGTGGTGTAGGAACCCAATAATACACTGCAATATTTACTACGGTCTCTTGGTCAACTACGGTTCCAGCAGAAATGCTTTGAGTGGCAACAGTGTTATTATTTTCAACAGTTGCACCAGATGACGTGGTAGTTACAGAACCAACAGTTAGACCAACTGAAGTAATAGCGGATTGAGCTTGACTACTACCAAGACCAGTGAGCAGTGGAACTACTGAACTGCCCTTAGAAGCTGCATAAAACCCAAGTACGCCTAGCATGCTTCCTACGCCTTCAGATCACCGAGAAGCAACCACTCGTTATTAGCAATCTTTGTCAGCATAGCTCCGCTGTATGTGGCACCGATCTTGACATAGTTGTTCTTAGATCTTAGAGTTACACCGCTGGCTGCTGCAAACTCTACTTCGCCAGTATTTGCTCTTACAACTTCAATCCTAGATCCTACTGGAAGCTCATTTTCGTTGTTTGTATCGGCAGCGATAGTTATTGTTATATTTGAAGTAGTGTTAACAAGAACTGTCTTGCCAACTATCAGCTTTGAAATTGTAAAGCTTGCTGTGGTGCTATCGAACGCAACAGTATTTATAGACTTCCAAGCACCATTTACATAAACCTGTAGCTGATTAATTGGTTCGTTAATGCTTGACTGTCTCACATAGCATAGAGTACCCTCTGCTGGGCTGGGGATAGCAGCATCTCTTGCAGAAGTAGTTTGAAAGTTATTGAATCCATCAGTCATAATAACTGTGTCATTGAAGGTTGCTGATGTAACAAAGTTTGTTCCACCATTACCAGAAAATTCGTGATTGCCAGTCCACTCGTAGTCAGCTACGGTGCTAGCGTTACCTGCTATTGGATACCAGGTGTCTGAGGTCTCGTCATAGACGTAACCAATCTTACCAGTTGTAGAAATTGTAGTCATTATGCACCAATCTCCTTCCACTC